ACACCTGACAACTGAAAACTTCTTGTGAAATATCGTAGATTTTCATTGCTTATTCTCCGTCAAATTCTTATTTATCGATTAGATCAGCACCCCGTTGCAATGGTCGACTTCGTGCTGTATGATTTGTGCCGTCCACCCCTCGAAGTTCTTTGTGCGGGTCTGCATCTCCAAGGTCTGATATTGAACCTTGATGGTCTTATACCGCTTGCACTTACGGGGACCGCCGAGCAGCGACAAGCACCCTTCTTCGGTATCGTAGGGCTTATCCTTTTTCAGAATGACCGGGTTGAGCATCACGGTGTACGTGGGCTGCCTTCCGCTTTCATCGAGAAAGGCGATAATGCGTTTCCGAACTCCGATCATATTCGCAGCCATTCCAACACACGACTCCCGGTGAGCCATCAAGGTCTCAAGGAGATCATTGGCAATGGCAATATCTTCTTTAGACGCATCCTCGGATTTACCCGCGAGGAATATCGGGTCGTGCATAAGTTCTCTTACCATAATTATTTCTTTCTCTTCAGTATCTTTTCAAGCACAGTGGTAGCAGTGGAATAATAACAATGCGACCACAACTCATCGATCTGTGCACCTATCTTCTCAAGCATTTCTCTGGATATGTTCCAGAACTCTTCTTGGCATAATTGCTCATCCAAAATTTTAAGCAGACCAACAATCAACTCCCCTGTCATATCATCGCATTCATCAAGACCGATGGCGGCATTAGGTTGTCTCTGCATCATGGCGTCTATGGTGTTATCGCCCATCATCATAGCACAATAAAAAGCTAACGGATATGGATTGAGAGAACCGGAGCCGGTTGCCTCCTGGATAAGGTTAGCAAGAATATCTTGCTTGGGCCAAGCTACTGGTTGAGGTTCTTCATCTTCAATAAGTATCGCAATATATTCAGCGATAAACTCCGACCAAACTGCCATGCCACTGCGAATCTGTGTATCATGCATCGCATTGACATCGTTTTCTGCCTCAATGAACAAGTCTTTGTTTATGACCTTGGTAAGAATGTGTCCCAGTTCATGCCAACCTGTATGACACAAATCCCAGTCGCTTTCAGCTACGGTGGTATATATCAATATAGCACGTCCCTTGGGACCGAAAATTGCCTCTCCTCTTATATCGTCATCTTCCTTAAATCGTGCACCTGTCTGCTCAAATGCCTTTTGTCGAGCCTCGGTACGACCACGATTGGATATAAGAATAATCGGTGTATCTTCTACGATTTCTTTTGCCGATGGAAATGCAGCAATGAATGTAGTTTTTATGTATGGAATAAGACGCTGGGCATCTGCTTTTTTCATTGCTGCTTCTCCTTTATTCTTCTACCTTTCCAAGAATATGTTTTGTACGTTCAAGCGGATATGGCGCACGAGAACCTTTGTAGTTTTTCATTTCAACCACTCGTCCGATCTTCTTTTCGTAGTTTCTTCCGACCGGCACATAAACAAGATCACCGACATTTATTTCCGGATTTCTTGTTCTATAATAAAAGGTCTTATCACTACCATCGAAAGAAACACTGCAATAGGTATGTGTGGCGTCATAATTCGGGGTTGGATAGTCCTCCCAACGCTCTTGCAGCTTCCAGTCATCAGCATATTTATCGTTTTCTTTTATATTCTTAAGCCACTTGAACATTACAGCACCTCCTCATCGTAATTATGGAAACCAATATTTTAATAATTATACCATAAAGATGTTAACTTTTCAATCGTTATGCATAAAGTCGCACTGAAAAAGGTGATGCCGAAAAGCACCACCTTCATAAAACTTTTTTATTAGTTATCGATATGAATCGACGCTCCGTTTTTGAAAAGGAACGTAATGCTGCCATCACGATGAACCGTACCTGATTCTATAAGGCTTATCCAAATATCATCGCTCCACTCGTCAAGCACCTGTGGCTTTTCTTTGAGAACCGCTATAAAAACCCTTAGTTCTCTTTCGCGCTCAATTCTGCTTTCCTGTTCTCGCTTGATTTCATCGTGCCTTGCAACCGCTTTTTCGTAGCGCGCCACCAATCGATTGTACTTATTCACGTACTCCTCGTGAGACTGCGGAGAGGAAATATTGTCCTTGACGCATTGATTCACAAGTTCTGCAACGACCTTGATTTCTTCCTCCAAGGCAAGCATTTCTTCCTCCAACAAAGAATTATCTGCCAAGGTCTCACGCATCATTTCGCAATCCTCAAGCAGTTGTTCTCTGTTCCCCATCAGCTGGCTGTATGCCCTCAAATACATACTTTTTATGACCTCGGCATCAAGCGTTGCCGTTTCGCACTTGCTGTGACCTTGAAATTTGCTGTTACACCGCCAGATTAGCTTTCGGCAGGAGTCGGTTGAGTGCCATACTTTTTGACCGTAAAAGCCACCGCAATCTTCGCAAATCAGCTTTGAGGAAAAAATATGAACTCCACTGTAACTTCTTCCGAGCTTCTTCCTTCTTGCTATTTCGACCTGCACCATATCAAATTCAATGGGCTCCACAATTGCGGGATGGCTGTTTTGCACATAGTACTGAGGCACTTCGCCCGTGTTCACCTTCTTCTTTTTCGTTAGGAAGTCCACGGTGTAACTCTTCTGTAATAAGGCGTCACCTTTGTATTTCTCATTTGTGAGAATGCTTAAGATCGTGTTTGAGCGCCATTTATCGCATCCTGCGGGGGTCTTAATTCCTTGCTCCGTCAGATGCTTTGCGATCCATATGGGTGTCCTGCCTTGCAAAAACAGCCTATAAATCATCCTTACAATTTTAGCTTCCTCTGCATTGATAACCGGGTGTCCTTCGGGACCTTTGTCATATCCAAGAAAATGCTTAAACGGCATCGTTACCTTGCCGTCTGCAAAACGCTTTCTCTGTCCCCAGGTAACGTTCTCGGAAATGGAACGGCTCTCTTCCTGCGCCAATGACGACATAATCGTAATAAGAAGCTCTCCCTTGCTGTCAAAGGTGTAGATGTTCTCTTTCTCGAAAAAGACCTCAACGCCGCTTTCTTTTAACTTTCTGACCGTGACAAGACTGTCAACCGTGTTTCTTGCAAAACGGCTGACTGACTTTGTAATAATGAGGTCGATCTTGCCGTCAAGTGCATCTTGCACCATCTCGTTAAACCCCTTACGGTGCTTGGTGTTAGTTCCTGAAATACCTTCGTCTGTGTAAACGCACACAAACTCCCAATCCTCACGCGCCAAAATGTACTTGGTGTAATAATCGATCTGCGCCTCATAGCTTGTAAACTGCTCATCGTTATCGGTAGAAACACGAGCGTAAGCGGCAACTCGACGTTTCCTCACGGCGTTGTGCTCTATGGATGTGATGATGTTTTTTGTCGCAGGGATGACTGTTATTGCTCTAGCCATTCTGTGCCCTCCTTTCTAGATTTCTTTGTCTTACCGCTTCTCGCATCTCCTCTGTCCAGGACTCGGAACGGGAGCGGTCTTGCCATACCTTAGTAACTATCTGCCCGCCCACCAAGTGGTACTCCAACCGATTCCCATTGTAAACGACTATTTTTTCGATGTCCTTCACATCGGCAACTGTTGATGTAACTTCCGCCAAGGTTGAGTCTGGGATTTGCTTAGATGCGCAGAATGCTTTTCCTTGCGTGGCAAACGTGGCGCAGATCCAAACAGGCTGCTTTACGGTTACCTTGCGTCTGTAACTCTTTCCGCAGTTTCCGCAAACGAGGAGCCCTGAAAAAGGATATCTGTTTCTTGCCTTGGGGGCGTGTCCGTATTTCTTCGCCCTGCTTTCCAACTCCTCCTGTGCGCGGTTAAAGGTATCAATCTCAATTATCGGCTCGTGAGCATCCTCAACGTGATATTGCGGAAGCTCCCCGTGGTTGATTTTGGTCTTCTTTGTTATGTGGTTTTCCCTATAGGTCCGTTGCAACAGCAAGTTCCCAGTGTAGGTATAATTTCGAAGAATTCTGCCAATCACCGATGGATGCCATCGCTCACCAAAGCGTGTCGGTACGCCCTTACGGTTTAAGCCGTTTGCAATTGCGTTTGTCCCCTTGCCGGAAAGATAATCTGCAAAAATCTGCTTTACGATTTCTGCTTCTTCGGGAATGATAGTGTAAACACCATCGGACAGGCGGTACCCTAACATACCACCATTCCACGGGAGACCTTCTTCAAAATTCTTCTTGATGCGCCACTTCATATTTTCACTAACGGAACGGCTTTCCTCCTGGGCGTAAGATGCAAGGATCGTAAGCATAAGTTCTCCATCCGCGCTCATCGTATGGATGTTCTGCTCTTCAAAATAAACATCAATACCCATCATTTTGAGTGATCTCACCGTCTCTAACAACGTTACGGTATTGCGTGCAAAACGTGAAATGGATTTTGTTATAATAACATCAATATTTCCTGCTCTACACTCTTCCAGCATCTGCTGAAATCCTTTGCGCTCTTCCTTGGTTCCTGTTATAGCCTCATCGGTAAATATTCCAACAAAAATCCATTCGCTCTGCTTGTTAATGTAGTTGCTGTAATAATCTGCCTGTGCCGACAAGGAATGTATCATAGCATCCTTACCCGACGACACTCGAACATAAGCAGCAACTCTTTTTCTTCTCTTTAGCTGCGGCAAATGCTCCACTGATTTAACGATTTTTTGCATTATTCTACCTCCTCTGTTAGTGGTATATTAACTCTATAATCGTTTATTATCAAGTCATTTTCGGATAATATACTGCACGAATTTATCCCATATTTACGGCGCAGTTTTGTATCAATTATGGCATACTCTTTGGGGAGTATAACGCCACGAGATAATAAAACCTTTGCTTGATAAATCGCGCTTTTATAGTGAAACAGATTGTCATAATAATCCCGTTCGCTCATTTCCCTTCCTCCCTATTCTGATAACAGTTTTGTGAGCAATACTTCCTGTGTTTGCTGCTGTAATCATAAAACTTCTCTCCGCACACAGGGCAAATATACTCTTCCATTTTGTCACTACTGCGCAAATATCTTCTTTTGTTCCACCACGTATTCCTACAGCCATCACAGCAAAATTTTCTGGGCTTAAATTGAGATTTGCGTAACTGCTTTCCACAATTCAAGCATCTAGGTCCCTCTTCCTTTTTGCTGCTTGTCATTCCGTTTCTCAAGCAAAACGATTTAATAGTATTGAGAGACAGCCCAGTATCCTTTGCAATATTTGCATAAGACATTCCACTTTGCCTTAATTCATGTACTCTAACCCTTTCTTCTTGTGTCATTCCAAAGCACCTCCTTCGGAATACGGAGATTATGAGGGCTGATTGGGGGGGTATTTTTTGAAATTCGTTGCAAAAAATAAAGCCCACCGAAGAAAAACTCCTCGATGGGCTTAAACTTAATACGTATTATTCAGTTTTTTCAGTATCAGCTTTGTCGGTCGTACTCTTATTGGTAAGCTGCTTTACAACCTGGTTCGTACCCGTTGCGGAAAGACCGCTTGCCGCACCGATGACGATTGCCACGAGGATGTTCGTGGTCTCAAGGACACCGGGAACGCAGAAGAAGCAAATAGTGCCGATCACAGCACCGAGTCCGCAAGCGATGAGAGGGATGAACCTCTTGAACTTCTCATCACCGCCCATAGCGGTTTTTACGATGTCGATAATCGTGTAAACGATGGCGGCGATTGCGGGAATGGTTGCAAAATCTACAAAGTTTGTCATAGTGAATACCTCCTGTTATTTATGAGCTTGTTTATTGAGATGATTTTCGATCTGCTTGATGGCAAGGGTAACGGGACCGTCACAGCCTTGTTCCTTCA